CAGAGCGGTGACGCTTGTTCCTGTTATGATTTGCCCGGCTGGAGCATACGGCGCCGCGACGACTGTCGCGGTCGGACCGAGAGCGGGTGTGACCGAAGTGATCATCGCGTGATACCTTCGACAACTGTTAGCTCGATTATGAGACAACGGCGCGTATAGCCATCGGCGGTCGCCACCACGTCAGCGACATAAGTCCCCGGCATACGCCTTTGCATTGATGCTAGCGGAACGGCGAACAGCAAAAATCCAACATCTGGATATGCGCCTACTGATAGAGTTTGATCGTCAGTAGATGCGGTCATGAGCACCTCGTGATCGGTCGGGCTCCTCCGAACGTACATGTTGAAATCGATCCCGCGCAGATCGAGCTGCTCTGGAGGAATGCCGAGCTGCGGCGATCCTGTGCCGCCAACTTGGAACAGGACGCTCTCGATCATATCCTCATTGTTGCCGGTCGTTATCGACATATTCGTCAGCGGCAATGCGAGGATGTTCGTCATGGAGCGCGCTGATTAGAGTTGGATCGGATCGATTGGAGCTGGCCAGTATTGATCGTCGCAAGGATTGAGGACGCCCTGAGAGACGATAGATTGCTGTGCAGCGCTCATGGCGTGAATAAAGTCCAGCCCGCGCTGCATCTCTGCGTAGCGCTGTTGCTCCGAAGCTGGCCACGTAGTCGTGTCAGTGCCGTACTGCAATATGTTGTTTTGCTGAATGAGAGCACCGGCTCTTTGCTGCGCAGCGGTGTAGCATTGCTCGACACGGCGTGCTCCTTCAGATGTGGTGATGTTTGGCAGGTCTTCAGTCCAATTCGCTTTCAGCGTTTTGGGCCAAGCCCCGGTGAGATATTGTGATTGAATGAAGCGTAAGAGAATCGCGCCGCCAGGGAGTGCCTCTGGTGGTACGACCTGAGTATCCTCATAGACACCGCTGACCTTAGTGTCGATTCCTGGAGTAGGTATAACAGTTACCACTTGCATGTCTTTTCTTCCTTGATCAGACATAGAAGATTGGAATGCTTGGGTCGTACGCAATGAAGGCACCATAGTTGCCCTGTTCATTGTACGGAGCAGGCGTGTATGCAGAGAAAGACGATCCAAGCATGTAGATCACCCCATTAGTGTTTGCGTAGACATCATAAAAATTGCCGGTTGCTGTTCCACCATAAAATGCGATGCTTGCTCCCAGGCCAGCCGAAAGTCCAGCAAGACCGTTGCCGGAAACAAAAGATGAAATTACGCCGCCGCTTCCTGGCGGAACCACGTAGACGGCCGAGTTAGAACAGGCTGTGATGCCACCTCCATCTGAACCTGCGTTGTAGCCATTGCCGACTGAAACTAATCCTTTGTTGACGCGCATCTTGGCGTTATTGCTTAGGTCGAAACCGTCCCCGTTCCCAGCGGCATAACAAACATCTGCGAGAAGTAGATAGGCGCCGTTGTAGGCTCCGAACCCTATGCCCTCTCCCCAAACGGCGACGTTGGCGCAAGCGATGTTGTGTCCAGAAACCAGAATGCCAACCAATGCAAACCTGCCTTGGTTTTGATTGTTGTCACCAGTGATAAGAATATCCTGAATCAGAGGCTGTCCTGGTCCGTTGTTGATGATGCCGCAGGAGTACAATGGTAGCCCAAGAGCGTTACCTAAGTTGGCCTGGGTGTTGCGTATCTCCGTCCCATAGCGCGCTCGCAGCATCACGATATTGTTGGCGGAGTTCGCAGCACGTGACCCGTCGTCGAAACCTGTACAAGAAAAATTGCCGGCGTTAGGGTGGCTCGTCTTCATCGTGCCTTTGATGATGATCTGATCAGCATCCTTGTGATAGATCGCGAACGGAGAATAGACACCTATCGCGAGCTGTATGGTCAGACTCGCTGTCGGTGCTATGGTCTTGCGCGTGATCGCCGCAAGCACGCTCGCCACAGTCGGGAAACGAGTAGACGGAACGTTGATCGTGGCGTTGGTCGTTATCGCCGGATTTGGTCTGATGTAAAAATTCGTGCCGTCATAGACGAACTCGACGACGTCACCAGCAACGATATCGCCGGGAAGCATGTCCGTTCCATCCGGGGCTTTTACTGGCTTCGCAGGAAGAGCGTTCACCTTCAAGGTGGTCACGTCGGTAACGCTATTCGCGACCTTGACGAGCAGAACGGCGCCGGCATTCAGGACCGTTATGGCTGGGCTGAATGGTCCAACGATGTTGTTTACAGTTCCAGTATCCACCACATACGGGATATTGACATTCAGATAATTGACTGTACTGGCGCCACCGGCGCCGCCAAAGTTCACAAGCTGCCACGCGGTCCCATCCCACGCCACTTCGATCAAAGCACCGGCGCGTATCTCGGCGTTGCCCGGGCTCGACCCGTCCATCTTTCTAACAGGGGCCGCCCCAGCACCGGCATCGAGCGTCATCGAGGTATGCGTGGCGTCAACCAGATTGTCGTGCAGAACGCGAACGCGGAGCGGAAGCCCTAGCGTGTACGCTGTGATCGCTGGCACGCACGCCACCACCATGGCATTGACCGCTCCGGTGTCGGCCGCGAAGTTCATCGATTGGCTTCTGGTCCCCTTCGCCAACTGAAAGAGATCAGAGTCATCAGGCAGAATATTGCTTGAGCTGATGAGATTGACGATCTCACGCTGCGGAAACTCTATGCTCGCCGCAGGCGGAATCGAGCCTTGCACGCCTGTTTGCGGATTTCCGTTAACGTACACAGCGTTGCTATCTGTGACTCCGAATGGCGCTTGATAACGAATTGTCGCCTCCTATTTGTTCACGGTGTCCCGGCCATCGATCCGCCGAAGAATAAACTCGCGTAGTCGTACACCAGGGCTGTATGGGCGGGTTTCCAGCGATTCAGCAAGCATTCGAAATCAGACTCGACACCGATGCGAAGATGATGGTCGATTCCGCATTGGCTCACGCCGCATCGAAACCATATGAGCCGCGCCTGACCGGCGTGAGCTGTCCAGTAGTATCGAATTTCAGGTGGCCCTATCTCCCAGCGGAAGTGTTGATTGTCTTCTCCACCCAGATAATTTATGAGACGTGTATCGCCTACGTGACTGACGCCCACCATGAATGGGCTCTTTTCTGTGATCGTGATCTGGTGGCCGATCCATGCCGCCATCCTGATGAAAAAGGCCCGCGACTGCTCGCCAAGCAGAGTCATCTGCAAGACGAGCATCTTGCGACGCTCCTCTAGCGTAGTCGTATCCGGATAGCACGGATCAGGAAGTCCCCAGGCGCGTTCCCAATCAGGCAGCAGTTCAGTAGTTGCGCGCGGATCGCTTTCGATCTCTAAGAGATCACCGGCCCGGCTATCTACGAATCCCCAATAATTGTTTAGTCCAAAGCATGCGTTTACCGGTATCGATCCAGGCTCACGCGGCCATGCTTGCCCGGTAGGCAGCAATTCAAGATACTGCTGTGCATAGTCTTCGCCGCTGCGGCGAACGTGCTTGTTGAGAGGGGGCGTTACCTGTACCATTTCTCACCCTACTCGGCTCGCCGAGATAAAAGCGAGATTCAAGAGGAAGTTGTACCGGCATCGTAAAACACATTCCCGAGAACGGCCATGTGACCGATGCTTGGCATTATATCATCGCTCGAATCCTGAAGATCGAACGATATGATGTTGGCAACCTGCATGATTGCATAATATTTCCACGCGGCAAAAATTGTTTGACCAGGAGCCGCCCGTAGAAGAAGCATGTCCAACAGGCTCTGAAGGATCGCGGCTCGCGTCTCATCGTTGTCTGGATTGAGATTAGCTATCCTAACGTCGATGAACTCCGGGATAGGAGCGAGAACCCAGCAATCCTTCGTCGTGACCGGCCGCTTGAAGTTGACGTAATTCGTCACACTCGTGATATCGGTATCCAGAGGGAAGCCGTTGTTTGACGTTGCGCGAAGCCGGTCACACATGAAGCGAACCGTAATCGTGCCGATCCCCATCTCGACGTTTGCCCAGGCGCGTGTCACGCCGCCGACTGCCTTCGCCCACGCGACATAATCGTAGGCCGCGCCGCCCATCGGCGGCTGGCGAATGCGTTCCAGAACGCGAATACGAAGATCGTCGTCCGTTTCCTCGTCGGTGCCGGTTTCCAAAGAAACCACCGTCGCGATGCCGTCGAGCCCGTTCACCGAAATAGAGACGGCTAGCGTGGTTCCGGGTTCTAGGTTGCCTAAAGATCCAGGGTCGAGAGCGCGAACTGCCACCGGCGTATCAGATTGAGATTCAGCGAGAAAGATTTGCTCAGTCGTCTCATATCCGAAAAGAGTGCTGGAATAAACGAGCTGAGTGTTAGCTGGCACGACGGTTCCGGCAACACCGGTCAAATTCACCGTGCCAGTCGAGAACGTAGCAGATTTGCGTCCGGTCGAACCGTCCGCGTTCACTAACCAGATGTCGCCGTGGCGGTCGAGCCATTCCTGCTCGGCGGTATCTGGAATGAGTTGCAGCGCAAGCCAGTCAAGATACTGCAAAGTGAGATGGCAGACTGCTCCCTGATTGTCAGACAGGACGCGCAATACCGAGTTCGGCACCATAGCGTCGGCGCCCGGAAGATACGCCTGAATGCTGTCGCGAACGAGCGATCGAACGGTGCGCAGGTCAGGCGTACTCCATGGCATGGATTTAGTACCTCAGTATTGTTGGGGGGTGCCAATGTCAGCAAAATCGCTCTCTGAGATGATCCCGGTCCAGAGTATCTGATACCTTAAATCTATTTCCAGAACCGGCCCTCTGTAGATGCGAACTAGAGCGTCAATGCGCTGCATATCCACGCGCGTCACGATCACCTCCATCGATGACCCGATGCGGCGATCCAAAAACGGCTGGATTGCCTCGCGAATGTAGTTCTCGATGCGGACTGTGGTCGCACCTTGCTGCGCTCCGGAGCCGACAATCTTCTCGCGGCGCATGAGCCAGAGACGCGTGCCGATCGGCCAGCCGTCCCAGATCTCTTCGGCGTCGGCGTCTCCCCACCATCCGCGGCGATTGGTGTCGTCAGGGTCCGGAAGCACGTCGCCGGGCTCGGCGAGCCGATCGGTGCCGAGCGCCACGATCACCGCCGTGGCGAGAGATTGCGTATCGTCAAGCGTGCCGTTGCCGAGAAGATTCCAATCTATTTGTACAACGCCCTGGCCTGGAAAGAGCGTGTTTTGAATGAGCCTTATGTCCGACATTCACAAAGGTCCCTGTTAAAATGGCCATCCGGTCGTCACGTCATAAGCGATCACCGCGGCAATCGTCCCCATAGCGTTGATTGCGTTTATCTTGGCAAGACGCGTGTTCTGCAACGTGGTCCGCCGCTGCTGAATGGTGGCAATCAGGGTTCGCATATCACTCATTGCCAAGCTGACCGTCACGGTCGAATTGAGCGGCGGCCAATCTATCGGCGGACCGACTATCTGCAACGGCGCATTGATCTGACTCTTGCTCATGCTGACGTTTGGCTGCTGGGTCACGTCGCCACCATACACGCCCGTGACACCGGGTCCCGCGGAACCCCAATACCAATTGGCGTCGTGTTGTCCATCCACTGGTGCCAAGCAAATGCTGTCAATGGTATCTGTTGTTGGAGAAATGGCCGAAGCAGAGACATCAGCAGTGCGCGGCGTTTGGAGCGATATCGCGTTGACGTTGTTGGAGAACTGATTATCACCATTGGTTATCGATTGGGCGATATCCCAAGCCGCAATCGCGGCTTGCATTCCCAGCATGGATTGATCGGTGGCATCCCATGTCCTGCCAGCATAACTGATCGGAAGCTGGCGCTTGCTGTTGAAGATGCCGTCTACCAAACCAAGCTTTACTGTCTTTGCCTGCGCCAGCGTGACCGGCATTCCAGTTATCGCTGCCGCTGCGGTGAGCCACGCGTTGATGAAAGACGCATATGGCGTCAGATCTATGAAAGGCTCCAAGATGCGCAGACGATCGTTGTACTCGATGCTGCCAGCCCCACTGCTGCAATCGTAAACGACGATAGCCACGTTGGCCGGAACCGACGACGTATTGATGACGAGCGGTTGATTGTCGATCGAGACGATGCCCTCTGATCGAGATATAACGAAGTCCAAACAATCCACTCCCCCTTGGCTTTTACGACGGCCAACCCGACGTCACATCATAGGCGATCACGGCAGGAATTGTCGTCCGCTGATTCACTGAATTCGTCTTGGTTAATCGAGTTGATTGAAGAGCGGCACGTCGCGATTGAATATTAGCGAGCAATGTGCGCATGTCCGCCATCGGCATCGATACTGCCGTAGTCGAATTGAGAGGCGTCCAAGAGACGTTCGGTCCAACTGTTAACTGATAAGTCGTATTGGTCTTGCTTCCTGCATATCCAGGTTGTTGATTAACTCCACCACCAGTGACACCGCTTGGGAAGATCCAAGATGGTGAATTTGTAAAACTATTAGTCCAAGGTCCCTTGCTAGCAGACCTAGGACTTATGTCATACAAATAACGAATGTACGCTGGACCGCCACCATCACCAGGCTGTTGCGATGCATCGGTATGCCTAGTCACAAACAATTGCATCCTGTTGACGGCGTTGGCGAGTGCGGCATCTCCAGACGTTATCGCCGCCGCAACATCCCATGCGTTCAAAGCCGCTT